GTGCTCTTCCGATCTATTTGAATAATCTCTGCAAGTAACTAAGGTATCAAAGGTACCAACTATCTTTTTGAATGAGCGGTACATCTCATCAATAGTTTCTGGATTTTTACCATTCTCTAAAGAATACATATTGTTAACTGAAAAATCACTAGTATTAACTACTTTATCTTGAGTTAACCGGTATGTAGTAGGAGATAATACTTTATTTAAGGTACCAGCTGAAACATTACCATTAACACCTAATGTAGAAATATATTTAACATCAAGACCATTGCCTATAATATTAGCTATATCACTAGGGAATTCAATATATGGTAAATTTACTGATGAATCAAAATCAAACTTATAAATCTTTGAGCCAAGTGGCTGAGTTAATAAGTAATTATTTCTTACCCATAAATCTTTATCATCTGAGTCTATGTTTCTTATGAATACACCATTTTGTGGAATATAAACATTAGGAAGATATAACCTATTATTTTCATCCAAGTTTTCTAAAGTAATTTTACCATCAGTATTGACTGATAATTGATTTAAAGTACCTTCCATAAACTTACAAACAGAAACAAGACCATTCTTCTGAATGATTAAATCTTCTATCTGAGTATAAGCAATGGTTTCTTTTTCATTAGTAATTACCAGTGTATAGGCTGGAATAGTAAATGGTGTAAAGTTATTTTCTTCTTCAGGCTCATAGTTAAATGTAATATCACCAACAGCTGATACATAGTATCTTGGTGTATAGCCATTCATTTCAGTAATATTTCTTACTGAACGGTCTTGTGTGGCTGAAGGTAAAAATGCCTCAAGAATATTTTTATCAATATTATAGTTATTATGGTCAGCAATAAATGCACCCTCTTTTAACAAAACAACACCTGGGTCAGATTCATTGGTATTCCGACCTGGGTCTCATTCATTTGTTAATGTTCTAGCCAAATCCAAGAGGTCTGGGTAGAGTGATGCGAAGTCTTTATCTGTAAACGACATTTTAGATAATTGGATATCGTTTTCACTTATCATATTTCGTACTCCTCCATAATATAATATATATTAAATTACTGTATCAAGTAAAACAATAGTATATAAGTTAGTTTGAAAATCTATTTTATTTAAAGCTCTAATGTAAGCTTTAACAGTATTACCCTCAGCTTTTATATTTATATTCTTTCTTTCTACTTCTACTTGTGGCATAAAAGTAATCATAGCAGTATAAATATCATCAATTAATAAATCTTTTAAAATAGAATCATTCTGGTCATAAAGGAACTTTTTTAAGTTAGTTCCAAAATAAGGGTCTCCAAATAATTCACCCTTATCTGAATATAATAACATTTTAAGATTCTGTAAGGTAGCATAATAATTTTCTACAACTAAAGTTGATGTTTTAGTAAACATATCAGGAAATTTTATAGACCTCATTGTTTATCCTCCTAAACATCTAACGGGTATTGAGGGCCCGTCCAAGTATCAATTAAAATATAATCACCCATGCCCCCTGATGATGAATTATTAGTTACACCACCTTGATATAATTTAAAGAAATCAAGAGCTGAGTAATTACCTATTTTAGTATTTTCCGGTAATGTTACATTACCTGTTACATTCAATTCATTTACAACATGGTAAGAAGATACTTCATCTTCTGGCTCAATATATAATTTCCCTAAGATAACGGGAATATTTAATTTATCATCTTCAAATTCTACATAAACACAGTCACCAACATTATAGCCATAATATTCACCTGGGGGTGTACATAATAAAGCATCAAATACCATTTCATGATTAGTATTATCTTCAAGAAATGGTATTCTTACTTTATATGTATTAGAGCCTGTACTTGGTAATTTCTTTATATAAGATTTTAATATCATTAAATCATTTCCTCATCTGGAGCTACTCTAGTTAATTCAAGAGTAGTTCTATAACCTGAAGTATCTATTCTATCTTCCTGGCTAGTAATAATATAGTAGCCAGAAGAAATATGTTTATGTCCATAGAATCATGTATTAATTTTAATGTAGTTCATTAATATAGCAGGTTTTAGAAGTCCTCTTATCTGTAAAGTTGCCTGAACAGGAAATTCCGTAACTTTAGTTCACCAGGATTTGTCAGCTTCATTTAAATCATATTTAGTACCAACCATTAATGGTGAAAATTCATACTCAAGTTCACCTTTAGAATTAATCTTCTTTATATAATCAGATGAATTCAAAGACCTGTTATAATTATAATAGATTGACCAGTTGTGATTATCTTTTAAACTAAAACTGGTAACAATATTGGAAGTAGGATATCCAATATCTACTTCATAAGTACATAATTTATTTAATGTATTAGAAGAACTTTGTATCTTCTGAACTTTAAAATAAGGCCCTCCATAAACTCCTGAAGTGTCTTCATAAGTAGTTAATGAATACACGTTAGTTTTAATAGCTTCGGTTCCTGAACTTCCAGTAGGGGTCATATAAGAAGTAAGGAGAGCGATATAATCTAATACTGACATATTAGTACAAGTAGGAATATTAACTGGTTTATCATCTGAAGCAATAAATCCTGATTGTTCTACTAACCCTCTATCTTTCATTCCTGTAAAGATATCAGTTAAGTGATATTCTGTATTGTAGAGAACACGTTTAATTTCATCACTAGGCTTTGCAAAAACATTCCCAAATGAATAACAACCACTTAGAGTTAATGTAGCAGTACTTGTAGCTTTGACAGTATAATTAATAACAGAGTTATTCATATCAAAGCTTGTAGTAACATCTGTTATGATAGCTTCTTCATTTCTGTAAATATATTCAGGAAGTGAAAAATCACCATAATCAATATCTATAAGTCTTGTCTGAGAAACTGAGCTAAATATTTTTTCAAAGAAGTTTGGGTCACTTTCAGCAGTTACTGGGTAAGCAATTCCCAAAGTATATTGATTTACTGTACCGTTTATTTTCTTTATTGTTAAACTTTGCACGAAATTAGGATATTTAGTTTGAACATTTTTATATAATCCATTATTACCTATTCCAGATTGTCTTTCTTCATATACACCAAAAGTATATCCTCCAAGTTTAACTCTAATGAAGGGAGCTTCAACTCTTGAAGTAGTTGATAATAATGAACCAATTCTATTATTATCAGAGGTTATAGCTCTGGAACCACTAGTAATATTATCTTTTAATACACTTGCCATTATTTAAACCTAATACCTGCTAAAGCTGGAATATATAAAAAGTTATATTTTTCGTGCAAATCAATATATGGGTCTTGTATTCTATTAAAATCAGCAATAACCCAATAGAGGTCTGGCCTTCCATAATAATGGAAAGCCAAAGAATCAAGGGTATCAGTATCTTTAATCATGTGAATAGAATATTCAGTGTTTAAACTTAACTGGTCAGTAAGACCATACACATACTTATTATCTTGTGTATGGAAATAATAAGGAAATGGTGCGTATCTGCAGGTATAATCGTAATTTCTTATAGCTTTATCTTTTAATACTTTCATTACCTTCTTACACCACCTTTAATTATAAAATCAATAAATGGGTCTTTCATTTTATTGAGTTTATTATTATCATTTTCACCTGAACCAGCTGTATAATCATCTGAGTGTCTAATCATCCAGTCAGCTCTAGGTCCTACTGTAGACCTTGAACCTCCACTTGGAGAAGTTCTATCGTAACTCTGAGCGTTATTCTGTGAATTAGTATTAGTAGCATAAATATCATTAGTACTACAAATTCCTCTAAATGAACCCATAGAAACAATTGAGTCTGCATCATAAGGGTCAGTTTCATTAATATTAAAACTAACTGTTATTTTAGCATACTTACTTTTACCACCTTGAGTTATCATAATTGGCTTTGAATAAGTAACCTGTATATCACTAGTAATAACACCTTTAATAAAAATATCATCACCAAATCTAACAGCAACCATTGGAGGAATAACAGCCTTTGAACCATGATTGTAAATTTGATACTTAGGTACTGATGCAGATTGAAGGTATTTAACTAGTAAATCAATGTAATCATTTTCTTCTAAGTTACCTTCTTCATCATAAGTATTTCTAAATGGGACTACTACATCATCACCTTTTAAATTACTAACGCCTGTATTCAAATCATTCATCAAGTCACGGTGTAACTCTAAGCTGATACTAACGTTTCTCGGGCCTGAATTACTATAGGTAAATACAGGTGATGACCTCGATAAGGCATTAGTTTGCTGGAAATTTGAACCCTTGCTGTCGGTAATACTTTCTGGATATAATG